CCGGATGCCGATGGCATATATCCGACAAAAGAAGAGATTGCTGTTGTTGGTAGAGTAAATACTGACATTATTTTAAGAGACAATCAACTTGAATTTAGAGCAGGTAAACATGAAAACGGTGAACTTCTCAAACTCAATGTTAAAAATCCCGCAACTTTCACATTAACTTTCGATCTCAAACCAGAAAGTGATGATCAGCATTACAGTGGTGCAATTACAATGGCAGATAAAATTGGAATATTTTCTCACGATGGGATTCCTAAATTTAAGTCAGCACGATTAACCGATGATGATAGGGTTAAAATGTTCTCAGAGGGACACCCAATTCCACGTGGTGATGTGTTGGTGCAAGCAATGGAAGTGTTCAGGAGAGCGATTATTGCTCACATTCACGGTTATTCTGGAATTGTTGCGGACAAAAATGCAATCATCAATGATTTGGAGAAAATAAACTTAGATGCTATTCTTCAAAAAAACATTGTTATTAACTAATAATTTCCTATTTTTGCTGGATGAACGATTTTCAAACCGTTTCAACTGAGTTATTGACAAGATTTAATGACTTAACCTATTATGACGAACCACATAAGTATTTTCTTAATAATAAGGATTTACTTTCTGTGACGACCATGATTGGTAAATATCACGACCCGTTTGAAGAAGATTATTGGTCCGACTATAAAGCCAAGGAGTTTAATTTAACCCAAGATGAGGTTAAACGAGCATGGAAATTCATTAATAAAAAGGGTACGATGAAGGGTTCTATTATTCACGACTATGGTGAAAATCTTCTACTTAACAAAGTTTTTGAATATCCGAAAACAGAAATATTAGCCGAATTTGGTTTCGACCCTATTCGTGTAGAATATGATATTACTAAAAAACATGTAGATAAATTCTGTGCAGACACAAAGAATAAACTAATTCCAGTTACTACGGAACTTGTAATGTATGATGAAGAATCTCTTGTTGCTGGAATGGCAGACTTGATCTTTTGGAACGTTAGGGCAAAAGAATTTCAGATTTGGGATTGGAAAACAAACAAGAAATTTGACAAATTCAAAGAGAGAAAGTTGACGGATACGTTATTTATGCTCGATGACTGTGAATGGGAGGTGTACTCTCTTCAGTTAGAAGCCTACAAATACATTTTAGAGAAGAATACGGGGTTTAAATTCGGTAAGTCATACTTGGTATGGGTTTCACATAAAAATCCAACATACGAGGTTATAGAGGCTAAAAACAGACGATTTTATATTGAGCAAATATTTAATGAAAGAATTAACGAGATAGCAGCATGAAAGAAAAAGAAAATGATAATGGTAGAATAGTATGGAAAAATAATAAACTGGTTTTTATTAACCACGAAGAACCAGTTATCCAAGTCAGACAAGAATTAGTTGTCTTGGGAATGATTGTTTCTGTAAATTAATTCGAATAAAAAAAGCCACCCGATTTGGATGGCTTTGTATTTTTAAAAGAGTATTCTTATAGATTAAGGATACATCTCCAAGGTTGGAGTGTTAAAGTAATATTTGACAGGTCATCGTTGCTATAATCATTTTCTCCGAAATCAATTCCGGTAATCATTGCTTGTTCAATAAACCATTTTTCAACTTCTATTCCAGTTGGGTCAAGTGCTTTTAGTAAGATATTTTTCTTATATCCTGCTGCATAACCCATTCTTCCAGTAAGTGATTCTGCTTCCAGACGCACCCACTCCATTAATTGCTGTGAAGTAGATGGTCCAATTGGATCAAGGAAAGTAAGTGACATTTCATCCCATGCAAATTGTCCTGCAACGTAATTCTTCTGGTTAACAAAAGGAATTTCAACAGAATTGATCTTCATAGAAGGTCTCTTAAACTTTTGAACTTTCCAAACCTCTATTCCCAATTCATCAGAAAATTCTGCAAAGAATCGGTTAACTCTTTTCGGTTCGTATTCGAAGGGCATCCCCCTTAATAATTGCTGTGCCATATTTTAAAGTTTTTTCGTAGTCTTATTTTCTAATAAATACTCAAGCAATTGAAAATAATACTGATTTGAAATAATTATTGTGGCATCCTCCCTGTACGCTGCCAATGTTTGTATTCAGTAGCATTTAGATCAGCAAGTGTTTTCACAACAGGCACATCTTCTACTATTTCTTTCTCCATTACGGGTTCTTCTGGTTGTTCCGGCTGTTCCGGTGCTTCTGGAATTTCCTCTACTTTTACCTCATCAGCAGATTCTTTTGTTCCCTCAGTAAGAACTTCCTCTAATTTTGCAACGAAGTCTTCTTCGTGATTTTTATTTAAATCTTCCACCATTTCTTCGGTGATAACTTCTTTAACTTCTTTTTTTTGACCCAAAACAGTTTTTGCTGGTCTTTTCCTTTTTATTGATTTTGCCATAATATATTTAATTAATCTTTTCATTATTTTCTATAAATACTTATAAAAGAAAAAACCACCTCCGTGTGGTACACAGAAGTGGTTTTCAATCTTTCCATTAAGGTTTATTATGCACCAGCCTCATCGAAGGATGCACCAGAAGGAGTAATAGTAAATGTAATACCAATGAATTCAACCGCTCTGGTTGGCTTCAAGAATATTTCACCATACAATTCGTTTCTGTCACGAGACTCTGTTGTATTGTTACTATCATCCATTTTAATTCTAAACTCTTGCAATCCTCTTTCTCTCTTGATGTTATCAAGAATTGGAGTTGCTTTCTGTATAAATTGGTCAACCGTTGCTTGGTCGTTCTGCTCAAATACAAGTCTTGTTGCGATATTTGCGATAAGAACTTTAACTTGAAGAAGAAGTCTACGAACATTAATTCTGTCAAGAGCACTTTCTTTAACTTGAAGTGTTTTTTGACCGAAAATTGCTGTTCCAACATCAGCGAAATCAGCCATTGGGTTGATTCTACCGTCATAAATAATATCACGAGCATCAAGTGACAACTTATATTTGGATTTTCTTGCATCAGTTACACCACGAGTTAGACCAGCAGGAGCAAACCAAGGGAACTTAGTGTTATCTGTGAATGCCATTTGCTTAACTACTTCACCAGTTGGTGGAAGGTACACGTTGATATTGTTTTGTGTATCTCTCATTTGAATTTGTGGGAAGTAAGTTGCACCATAACTTGTGTCAATATCAGCAGTATTAAGAAGATCAACAATGTCATTTGCTGCTACAACATCAGTTTTTGTTTCACCAATTGCTCTTTCTATGTCAATTGGAGGTGCATCGATAACATAAAGAGTATCTGTTCTCTCATTTTCCATCATATCGATTGTATTCTTTACTAGAATATTCTGATCGCTCCAGTTAATACCGGGAGTTCCAAACAAGTTAATCGTAACTTCTTCAGGATTTGAAAAAGTGTTAATCGCAGTTTCCCATGCTTGGAAGTCATTGTGTGGAGTAGTATTTGGTGCAACACCATCATACGGTCCATTTTGACGATAAAGGTCTGTATTTGAACGTCCGTTTCTATAAACATCCCATCCATCAAAACCACTAGCAGGAACCATTGTGAACTTTCTTGATCTTAGATCATAATAAGTATCTGTTGGTTGAACAATATCAGCAGCAGTTTGGAATTGTCCAGCACCAACTTCAAATTGTCCAATTAGGTAAGAACCATCATAATAAACACCAGTAGCACCGGAGTCCATGTGGAATCCTTTAGACTTAGTGAATCCAGATGAAGTGTTACCACCATCAGTTTTCCAACCATTGAAATTATAAAGGTTTTGGTCAATACCAGTTCCACTAACATTTAGTGCATTATAACCTAATTCTGATACACCCAAATATACTTTACTATATCTTTCGTCATCATTATATTCTGTCTTAAAGAAGATTTTAGGTGCAACCCCGTCAACAGCATCACCAGTAATTACTGCTGCCCAGTTGTTTTCGATAAATCCTTCGAAACCAGCAGGAAATGCTTGCTGTGGTGCTTCTGGAGCAACCTCTATCATAATATATTTACTTTGAAGGTCATAATCACCATCTGTAGTACCGATACGTTGTCCGATGTAGTTGTTTACTCCTTTAACCATTGTACATCTTGTAAATGATTCGAGAATAGTTGGATTTGCATCTGTGTCATTAAAGGCACGAATAATAACGTCAAATTCTAATGACTCTGGCTTAATGTTAGTAATTGAAATTTTAATTTCCTTATTAGCGTTATTACCATCAGAAATTGAAACCAATTTGAATAACCTATCAAGAGTACTACCATTTAACTGAGAAACAATCCAAGGAGTTTCCGGAGTT